AACATAATTGCTTATGTTTGTCAAGTCCAGCCTCACTTCTTCACTAGGCAAAACAATCGTGTATGTCAAGCCGTTTTGCTTGTTGACGACTTGGGTGTAGTTTGGGATTGTCAAGATGTTCCCGTAGACTGGAATCTTCTGACCATTATAGCTCAAGCGTAGAGTCCCTCTGGCAGCCATTGCCCTTGAAGGATTGTGCCCCGTCAAGGAAACTAAGCCCTTGACACTGTTAGGCCTTGTGGCAGTCTTGATGTTGAGCTCGGTGATCGAGTCCTCAATATAGTACAAGATCATCCGGCCATAGTGCAGAGTCACCTGAAGCAGCTGACCCATTGGGGATGCCATTGTGAAATATTGCCCAACATTTCCATATATAGTTTTTAAGAATTGCAGCGAATCCTGATATAACTCGCTAAACCGGATTCTTTGTGTCGTGAATAATTCCATGTGTTATTTTATTATTTTTATCATTTTACAATTATTCCAATTATTTTTTGATTATCAATTAAAATGTCTATCACAGCATAATCATAGTTCTCAGCTCTCCCAAAAGAAACTTGAGGCACTATTTTGTAGTCTGCTGTTTCTGATATGTATTGATTGAATTGCGATTTTATTTTTTCCTCCAGTTGCGTCTTGTTTATCTTTGACTCGAATATCAAATCTTCAATGCCGAGCCCTAAGTTTAAATCTCCGAGAACACTGCCCTGTCTAGTTCCCAACAGCACTTTTATCTTTGATATAATCGATTCTATGGCGTCATTGTGCTCTAAAATCCCATAAACGTAATTTTGGTCCTCAACGCTTTTGATGTAAATATCGCGAATCATTTTTCTTTTATTTTATATATTCAATAAAAAGAAAAGGGAGTCATTCTCCCTTATTTTTTAACTCTTGCCCGATATTCTATCTCCTTTTTGTTAGCATAATTATGAGCTTTATCGTACGTGTAGTGCTTGTATTTCATCAGATTCCTCTCTATATACTCATGAAGAAATATGGCCCGCATATCATTGGGCTTAGTTTCAAAAACATCATCGATCCATATTTCATTCTCCGGGATGTGCTTCTTGTACCCCGGGTAGCTTGTCACGTAATGGTGCCCGCCGTCAACGAACTGATCAAAATCAAGGCCTGGATCTTTGTCTCTGACAAAATCACCGTTGACGGCGCAAACCAAGACTTCTTCACCACCGGCATCTTTAAGCTTGTAGATGACTTTTTTGTCAAGTGTCTGCGTTCTTATGTCTTTCTTGATATGTTGAGTCGCGGGCTTCATGTAGTCGAAAGTGACCTGCTCATCCAAAGTTTCTCTAACAAATTTCATTATATTGTATAATCATTTTTATTCATAAGTAGTTCATTATGAAATCATCATAAGCCAGTCGGCGGGCTGGTCCGAAGCGATTTTCTCTTTCAGTTCTTTGAGCTCTTCATTTCCTTCAGCTCTTATGTCTGCGTAGTTTATCTGAACGCCTCCAATGAGCGTGTAGTTAAACGTTCCTAAAATTCTTGCCAGCTGGATTTTTGCCTTTGCGACTATCCACTTTATGAATACAGGGTCCTCGTACAGGTCTTCCGAAGGAATTTGATTCAGCGTTGTCAGCCACAGAGACTCTACAGGATCTCTACCCGTGATAATCAGCCTTTTAGTGTTTATGTTAAATCCATGCTGAATGTCTTTCAGATTAAACTGCTTTGCTAAATCCCAGAAACTCCATTGAATTGTCCTATAAGTTATTTGATCTGAAGACAATGGTGTTAAGTAAAGATCTGCAGCCATCAACCTGTCGAAAGTCAAGTCTGGATCATGAATGCCAAAGACTCTTTGTCCAGAAGTCATCTCGTAAATATAACGAATAGCCATGACACAAGGTGGCATTTGAAAAGTCCTTGTAGCTTTCCACTCTGCTGTGCCATAGTATTTCTTGTCTAGAACATAATATCCTTGCTGAACAGCGTCTCGATACTCCCTAGCGAGCCAGCGAGTTTCGATATCCACTATTCTCTCCAATTCGGGTGTAGGCAAAGCGAAAGGAATAGAGCAACTTGCAGTTATTTCTCCATTGATATAATCGATTACTTCAGATTTTGTCATTGTAATTTTTCATATTTTTTATCGTTGTGCTTTATATATTTATCTTTGCTATACGCATTTCCAAATCCTTTGTCTTCTTGTCTGTTCATGTCTTTCACCCATACATAATCTCTTATTTCTTCAATTTGCAGAGCTGTTGACTTCTTAGGCAAAGGCTCTTCTTTGCCTATCAATGTGCTGCTCTCATCTAGAGTTATGTCTTTTCCGGGTGTTGCAAATTTTATCACGCTTTCTTTTATGTCGCAGTTCACAACTTCATCATTGTTGACAATATATGATTTCTCTACTTCATTAGCTTTGTTTATGCTTACACCACATAAATATGATTCAGTGATTTTGTTTCCCTTGATGAATTTTGAGTTATAGACTCTTGATTTCAACAGAGTGCATGTTGTGAAATTGCTGTTCTCGAACACTCCATTAAGCTCACACTGAAAAAACTCAATATTTTTAAGTAATGTCCCGATCAGTCTGCCACCTTTTAGTTGGATCTTCCCGAGGTCCGTGTCATAGTTGAATTGCCCTTTGTCCAAGCCTCCCCTGACAATCATCTCGAACAACGGCTTTCTGATCCTGTCCCAATACGTTTTTATTGTCTGCTCAGAAGTCTTCAGATCTGCATAAACTTTGATGTTGGGATATTCTTTTGCAAATGCTGCAGGATCATAATATGATTTCTGAATTTTCTCAAAGCCTTCAGTGATCCGTTTCATTTCAAACAGCTCAAACGGAGCGTAATCTTCTTCATTCAAACTTTGATACGTTTTGATAATGACATATTCTAAGATTTCATTTATCTGCTTGTTTTTCTCTGGATAGTTCTTCCCACCGATGTAGTTGAATTGCAGTACTCCTCTTGTATAATCGGTGAAATCTATGCCATAGTATTCAGCTTGCGGCAAGATAATGACATTGTTGATGTTTTGCTGCAGCTCTGATTCATTGATATAGGTGTTTCCGATAGCAGACATTTTCTTGATTGATAGAGCATAAGGCGAGTTTATCTGTTCAGGAAATCTGTCATAAATGAAATTTTCATCAAGTTTCAGCACAAGCCTAGTAGGGCTCATTCCAGATATAGACTGGAGCGTATCTAGTTGGCGATGATTAAAAGACAAGGAGACCTTCATCTGCGTATCATAAGTCGTTTCAGCACTCTCAGAGAGCCATTGACAAACTTCATGGATGATCGAAAGCATTGAATTATAATTTTGTTGAGCTAGATGCAATTGATATCTCGATTTCTTTGCTTCATATTCTTTGATCAAAATTGCATTTGAATAAGTAGGGATATGATAGGATTCGTTCGTGAGAACTATGTTCTTCGATGTCCTTTTCGAAAGGCCGTCCACGATAAACTCTGACTCCTTGGTCGAAAAAAACTCGAAAACAAGCCCGATTTCGCTAGCGTTGAATACCTCTTGAACTGAAAAATTTTTTGCCTTCATTCTTTTTTATTATATATCTTTAATTTTAATCTTCTTCGAGTCCTAAGCACATTTCTGGCTCTTCTATTTCTTCATAGCCATCGAGGCCGGAATCAAAGGGCCCCATGAGCAATTTTATGATGTCTCTTGCTCTTCCAGTGTATTCAATAAGCGGCCAGCCGCCGCCAGGCCCAGATTCTTGCAAAACTTTATACTTTATGCTGTGGTTGTTTATGAAATCAAGAAAATACGCTTCATCATTTTCTCCATGCAATGTATCTATTTTATTATGTCTTACTGTTACGCATGTGTCCATGCCTATTGAAATAACTTTATTTTTTAAAAAAAGCTCTCCAATTTCTTTGAGATTTTCATCTTCTTTTATTGCCTTTTTGACAAGGTCTTCGATGCTGTTTTCTAATCCAACTAAGAGTTTTTCATCAGGATCAAGATTAGCATAGTTTCTTTCAAGTTCTTGCTCAGATCTTGGCGTAAGATGCTTGATGCTTTCATATACAAATTTTGCTTTCATGTTAATATAGTAATGTAAAGATCTTCTAATATATAGTTTGCATTACTTGAGCTTATCAAGAAATTCATAGTCATATGAATCAGATCTTTTGCTCTTCCAGCAAATTTTATATCATTCATTATATATCTTTTTCTGATCACTTCATATGTTATATTATGCTCATCTAAAAAATCTAAAAATTTTTGTTCACTGATTATTTTATTGTTTTGATTGACATGAAAACCACTAGTGTAATCAAAAGACTCTATATCATTTTGTAAATATACTTCAGCTAAAGCTTTCACGTATGTTGCATGATATAGTGAATTTTTATCTTTATGATTATTTTTAATTTTTTTTGAAATGTCTCTGATAATGTCCTCTCTGTCATTTTTGAGTGCATAGACGAATTTCTCAACATCATCTAGAGACTTAAAGATCTCCTCTTCAGATCTTGGCGTCAGATGTTTGATACTCTCGTTCAAAACTAGAAATAAATGCTTTTTGTCATATATTACATAATACTGCTTAATATTTTTTAACTGTTCTACAGCTTTACGTTTTTTCAACTCGTCTATGAATATTTTCTGCAGCTCCCAGCCATTAGACCTATACCATTGATAGTAAAGTTCATTATCAGACATGTTTTTAAAACTATCAGAAATCTCTTCTTCTGATCTTGGCGTAAGATGCTTGATGCTTTCAAATACTTTTCTCGCTTGCATTATGCGCAGACATTTATTCTATATATTCAAAAGCGAAAGGAGCATTACGCTCCTTCATTTTATTTTGATTCTGTGAGTCTGAACACAAGTTTGTCATTGTCCAGCTTGTCAAATATGACATTTATCTTGTCACCGACAATGAAATTGTTTGCCACTATCTTGTTGCGCTTCAGTTCTGACATTGGAATCAAACCCGACAATCCGTCTTTTTCTGTGACGATTATCCCGAAATTCATGATCGCTGCAACGCTTGACTCTACCACTTTGTCCTTTGAGTTGATAATGAAGTTCTGGATCTTGTTGAGTTTGTCTTCGGGGTTTTCTTTTGTCAAGATTATTCTCTGGTCTTTTGTCACTTCAGAGATATAAAACTCTATCGCGTCTCCAGCTTTGATTTCTCTTTTATTAAATGTCTCTTTTGTAGGCTCATCCATTTTTGATATGTGCAATAATCCAGTGAACAACTCATTGAATTCGACGAATATCCCGTATCTCGAGCACCCTGTCACTTTCCCAGAGTACTTGTCTGTCAATGATAGCTCCGCAATCTTGTGTGGCAGTATGTGAGCTAGATATTTCTTATGAGACACGATGAACGAATTCATTTCTTTTATGTAGTCCTCGATCATCACCACCACTTCTTTTCCTACATACGACTGGAAATCTATGATCTTGTTCGCAGCAGCAAGAGATCCTGGCATGAATGCTTCAATCCCCTGGACTTCAACAAAAAAGCCTCCCTTGTTAGCCTCCATAACTTTTGCAGTGTATGCTTCAGTTGGGTTGCCTATTTGTCTCATAAATTCTTCTCTCACTAATTTTAAATGCCCTTGCCATAATGATATTTTAACTGAAGGTGCAGACTCAACTATGTATGCGTTCAAGCCTTTTTTGATGAATTTGTCCAGATATTCTTTGCTTCTTAATGCATCTGTGAATAGCTTTGCGCTCTCATGCCCAAAGACTTGGACAAATTTCTTCTCCCTGTTTAAGTCCACTGTCACAGTCAAGCCTCCTGCAAGCTGGAGATCTGCAAAGGTGTCTTTGATGTTGAATATGTCGGTGATCTTGACACAATCACCTTGCTTCAGATCTTTTTTAATTAAATCAGTGTCTTGATTTGTGTAAATGTCGAATAGTTTTTGAGCATAGGGCTCTCGAGAGAAGCATTTGTTTTTTTCAGAATTTCCGTTGATTGATTTGTTTGGGGTTAATCTGGTATTTCCGTTATA